GAAAATATGATGGGAGAGAGAGGGAAAATAAAGGTCCCCCGGGTCCCGGAAATAATTAAAAATTGAAAATATGAGAAATCGTGATGTAGCCCTTACTAAACTCGACAGAATAGAGGGGAAATTAAAAACTATTGATGTGATGTTATCACGTCCAAACACTACCGGAAATGATATTAGAGAAATGTTATCTAACATCCAAGAAAATGTTGATGATGTTCGTTCCATGATTGAAAGAGAACAAGTAAATTACGGTAAATAAAATTAAATAAAAGTTATGAAATTAACAGCAGAACAAATTCAAGGTAATTGGGATACATTTACCTCTAACATCGAAACCCACATCACGGGAGATCGTAAACAAGCACTTCTTGACTTCTACAACAAGTATCAAGAACGTATTATGTTGATGCCTGCGGCTCACAAAAAAGAATACCACAACTCCTTTCCTGGGGGGTATGTTGAGCATGTAAATCGTGTTGTGCGTTGTGCCTTAAAGCAAGCCAAATTGTGGGAGGAAGAAGGATGTGATATGTCTACCTTCACTACCGAAGAACTTGTTTTTTCTGCTATTAATCATGATTTAGGGAAGATGGGAGATGAAAACCATGAATCATACATCCCCCAGACTGATAAATGGAGACGTGAAAAGTTAGGTGAGGATTATATGTTTAACAAACAAGTCCCATTTGCCTCGGTCCCAGACCGTGGTTTATTTATGCTCCAGTCTCATGGGGTAAGATATTCATTCAATGAAATGTTAGCTATTCAAACCCATGATGGGTTATATGATGAGGCTAATAAGAAATATCTATTCTCCTATATGCCAGAACAAAAACCACGTACTTCGCTACCATTTATCCTCCACCAGGCCGACTTAATGGCTGCTAGGATTGAGTTCGAACGTGAGTGGTTACCTAAATTAAAAGGTAACTTGGAGGGGCAAGGGAAGAATTTTATATTGGAGTCATCTAAGAAAACTAACCCTAATAAGCAGCAAAAGGCCCTAAGTTCAATACAGAGCACAGGGTTGAAAAATATGCTAGATAACTTATGATCGTTGCAATAATTATACTATCAATACTTACAATATTGTTAGCTTTTACAACATTTAACCTCCTCCGCAAGAATGAAAAAGCGGAGGATGTTATTGTTTCATATCAAACTTACATCAAAGATGTTAGTGAGACTGTTGATTTTATTGATCAACGTTTAGAAGAAATAGATAGTAGAGGCACCTTTAAAAGTGATGATGAAGTAGGATTCTTCTTTGAGCGTATTTCTATGTTGCAATCTCTCCTCAAATCCTTTAAAGTGGATTTATAAATGAATGGCTAAAAAAAGAAGACCAAAATCAAAAAATTACTTTACCAAGGATACAGAAAATGCAATCGTAAGGTATAATAATGAACCTAATTCCGAAATCCGTTCTAAAATTTATGAGCGGGAAATTCATTATCCTTTTTTCAAACTTACTGAAAATATAATCCACACATTTAAGTTTTATTATACTGAAGTGGATGAAATCGAACATCTCCAACACGAGGTAATTACTTTCCTTTTATCAAAAATTCATTTGTTTGATCCTTCAAAAGGAGCAAAAGCTTATTCTTATTTTGGTACTATTACTAAGAACTACCTTATAGTATCTAATACTAAAAATTATAAAAAGAGAATAGATACTGCTGATATTATTGAAGCTGAGGAATCAGAAAAATTTTCTTATCAAATTGATGACGATCCCTCTAAAGATCCTTTAAGTGAATTTATAGATAGCTATGTAGAATATTGTACTGAAAATATTTTTGAATTATTTCCTAAAAAGCACGATGCTGAAATAGCAGATGCAATTTTAGAAATATTTCGTAAAAGATCAGATATAGATATATTTAATAAGAAAGCTTTATATATCTACATCCGTGAAATGGTAGATGTTAAAACACCCAAAATTACAAAAATAGCAAATCAACTTTATGCTATATTTAAAGATAACTATATATTCTACTTAGAACACGGGTATGTAGAATTTAGATAACCCATATTTATAATTGAACTATTAGTATTATAACTATGAGTAATTTTGACCAAGAAATATTTACTGGGAAAACCTATTCAAAACTTTTGGAAGAAATTTATAATAACCAAAAGAAAAAGGAAACCCAAATTACAGCCCTTATAGCTGAATTAAAACCCCTCATTAATGATATTGGGGATGCTACTTTAATTGTACCTTTAATTAAAGAATATATGGAGCTTGGGATTAAAAATGATGATGCCTTAATCAAAATGGCTACTATCATACAGCGTTCACTTCAAAAATCAACTTCCGAAGATAGTTTTGGTATTACAGATGATGAGAAAGAACAATTATTAACTGAGATTAATAAAATCCACGATAAAAATAAGGACTAATGCCTATAACTTCAGGATTAAACCAATTCCGGAATTTAGGTGTAATTCAAAATTCATCCCAACAAGATGAAATTAGAAACCTACAAGGAACAATACTTTCGGCGCGTGTTTCTTCTATAAATCAAGAAGGGACAGGTAATGATGGGTCAATCTCTATAGAATTATTACAGGAAGTAGGGTTTAGTTCTAGTAATACCATACCCAATGTATTACCACTTTATCCTAATTTAAAATCATACCCTCTAATCAATGAGGTAGTGGTAGTTATAGCTTTAGCTAATACTAATTTCTCAAATAATTTTAATAAATTAACTTATTATTATATTAATTCGATTAATTTGTGGAATTCCCCAGAAACAAATCCATTACCCTTACCTTCTCAGAATGTTAAATCATCTACCCAAGATAAAGGGTATTTAGAAACCCAAACTGGAAGTCCTAATAAACCTGATTCTCAAGAAAATACAACCTTTACTCCCGGAACTTACTTTAAAGAAAAGGGTACAATAAATCCTTTATATTCTTTTGAAGGTGACACTATTATTGAAGGTCGTTTTGGCGGTGGTCTTAGGTTA